TTTGCCGTTATAGTAGTGGCAACGGTCGCTGTTCTCCTTGATAAAGAGCATCAGCAGTGCAGTGCTGCCACCGAATACTATGGCGGTGGATAGATAGACCACCGTACCTAAGATGTTATTTCTCATAACTAATTAGTATATATTTATGATATTAATTTCATTCCGGCACTTCTGTAAATTTAATAGTACCTGCAAAGTTAGTTACATCTTTCATATTTAAGAAATCAAGAGTAACTGAACCAGATACACTATACGTTTGTGGTTGACCACTAATAACATCATACTGTTTATCATCTATCATTCGCCTGTTATTTCTAAATTTTCAGGTTCAAATAAAGCTGAACAAGCTTTAGCAGCTGATACTGTATCAGGTTCTATCATATTTTCCTTAACCCATTCTCTTTCAGCATCAGTAAGCACTCTATCAAATAATAGTAATTGATAGAAATCAGCTACTACATGAGTATTGTCATTTTCACCTATTGAACCAATAAATAATTTATTACCAGCTTGTATACCGTCAGATGCATTTATACGAGTTCCATTATAATCATCACTAGATTGTATTGATATTAATTCTGGTAATACAATAGGATTCTTATAACCTCTGTTATAAGTATAAAATACATTATTTAATAGACCTCCTTCAAACCAAAATAAGGATTGTGATGCAGAAGTATAATCACCACTACCTAATGAACAGAACCACTTATTTTCAGTCCTTTTATCAATCCATCTTCTTTTAACTATTAAGGTATACTTATCTATCTATGGCATATCAACGGCAACAATACAACTACCGTTGCCATCAAATCTCATAGCTTTGCCTCCATCTACGAATTCTGTAGTATTCCAATCAAAATTCTTACAGGTAGCATTTCTATTATTACCACTATAATCAGTTAATGTACTAGTAGTTTTAATATTGTTAGAACCTTGTTTACCTACATTGTAATGTACTATTAATGATTTGAGAATATCATTTTCATCAGGCTTTTGTGGTTGTTCAGGTTCAGGTAGTGTAGGTGTATCAGGTATATACCATTCACCTAATACTACAGCCCCTATATTAGTATATTGACTAATACGTATATGACAACCTTTAAATCTATCAAAGTCTATGCTATTAGTATACTTATAACTAGTATAATCATACTATACTTGTTTAGTATTCTATGAAGCCAATAACAGCGGTTCTCCATCAATTAACAATATAGGAGTACTATCTACTAACAATATAGAATTATCCTCTGTAGGTTTAGTATTACAGCTCAAACTCTATATTATTAGCTATCCAGTAATGTTAGCAGGTTCAATATAGGAATCTCCCTTCTCTATATGATACAACTAAGGAAATACAAAGTATGCCTAAGGATTTGTAAATAAAGGCTGATATAGGATTGTTTTCATAGTGCTAGTACTTGTTTACGTAATCTCCCTTCTCTATATGATACATGAACCCAAGAGAAGTTTGATTCATTTATTAACTGATCAAATGGAAGATTATCCTTAATATAGTTGAATAACTTCTCATTCTCTGTCTTACTACCTACAGTAATATCAGCTGCTTCTCCGTATAAGTGCTAACTCTTCTTAGCTTTACTACCTACAGCCTCATTTAAAGCCTCACAGCGATATCCTGAGTTAACTTTAATAGGTCCGCCCCACCATTCCCTTAAAGGGTCTAAAACAGCCTCTATTAGCTTAGTAAGGTTATCTATTACGGTCTAATTAGGAGTATTGTCTATATGCTTAGCTGTAGCTGTAGATGACTTTGTCATTTCCTCAATTGTAAAATATTTCATTACTTATATTCTTTACTGTTATTAACTTTTGTATCTTGTAACATTGTGCCTAATAGATCTGCTGCAAGATTCATACCAAACGTCTTAGAATCATTATCTATTTCACTTACCTTAACGTTAATCTGAAGTAACAGCAGATATATTTGTTCAAGTAGTTCTCTATCTGACATATGTACTAAGTGTGGATTCATGTTGAAAAAGAGTTAGCGTCTTGTGATAGATATATATATGTAGTTTCACCCATAGCTGTTACAGCTATTGTTGCTGTACGCATCATATTTGTAGAATTATTAGATAAAGGTTTTACACGCAATATTCCTCTATCTAACCTTAGTACTTCAAAGAATTGAGTTTGTCCAGTAACTTTAGTTACATAATTACTTGTATAATCCTAAACATCTTCACCAATAGAAAACTTATTAAGAAGATATGTTTTACCATATCTTAACTAAATATCTCTTTGGGTAGTACTATTGTGCTGCCAATTTTCAGCTAATGAATCAGATGTTAATATTGGCCTTTCAGAGAAATTTAATGTGATAGAAGCCTAATCTGCCAATTCATTTGAATCTGTTGTACAAGCGTGAGTAAGTTCACTGTTTATTTCAGCCCTAGTAGGACATTCATTAGAATGAGGAACACTTAAGTACTATATATATTTGGTTGGTATTCTATTATAAATTTCTACCCAAGATTGCATTTCCATTCTTCAATTCCTCCACTTGTTTCTTTAAATCTTCAATTTCCTACTTAAGTAACTTAACACCCTCAATAGCTACTACACCTAACATACAGTAATCTACAGATTTCATACCATCACTGTCTGTATTAACTATTTCAGCAAAGTTATTCTCTAAATCCTATGCAATAGTACCTATTTGATGTTTATCGTGCATATTGAACTCTACGGTAGGTATGTTACATATTTGATCTAATGTATGATTTAATGGAGCTATATTAGATTTTAATCTAACGTCAGATTCTTTAAAGAAGCCTGAAGCATGTATTGCACCAAAAACTCCATCTGCACCAGCTTGACCATTACCTACGTATACTGCCTTGGCCGAAGTTACTGAATCATATCTAGATCTATAGTTAATCCATACATAGTTTCCGATACTATCATTTGCAAAGTTAAACTCATTATCATGCACTATTTGTAAATTTCTAACTTCTCCAAATAGATCATTTTCAACGTATACAAAGAAGTCTTTTATATCTCCTTGTGTATCCTTTATAGAGTATGTGTTATATCCATCTAATACTTCAGAGGAATGTGCAGTCATTTTTAAGCCTGCGTAATCACTAGTATAAAAATAATTAGCACCTCCTCTAAGATATATATAGAATGTAGAAGTCTGTGTAGTCTAACGCATTTCTCCAACTGCTGTTTCTCCTCCCCATTCTCCATGCCAATTATTTAATTTATTTCTAGCATATGTATATTGCCCATATCCATCTCCAATAATTGTCATATCAATATGCAATACAAAACCTCCATTATTTGTAGCCCAAGATGGTTTAGGGCTTATTCCCGCAGAATCATTATTCAAGCTATTCCAAATTATTAAATTACAAGGAGGTACAATACTATTAGGGTCAGCAGTAAATGATACAGGATACCAATGATTTTCATCAAAGCCTTCACCTACTAATGATACTGATTTACGTCTATCTCTATCTTTAGATAGAACGTACATATCATTCACATTTTCTACGATGAATAAATTACTATCAGTATTATCACTATCAATTACAGTTACTCTTCTACAAGTTCTTTGATCACCATTTGATATATAATAATTATAAATAAAATGCAGTTCATATCGAGTATTATCTATATTTTTCCAAGCATTTACTCCTGATAACTGTATACAGTTAGTATCTGGAGTGTCTTTAACGCGGAAAGAATATCGAGTATGTGTTTTTAGTATATCATTAACTATAGATCTAAAGTTAGCAGAACTACCAAAAACTGAACTTATATCACTAGAAGCTCTATCTTTTTCATGATATACAATTGAAATAATATCTCTAATATCTTGTAATTCAATAATGTTTATATCAGAACTACTAGATCCACCACTCACTTCTTTATAAGTGCCATTATCAGATAAGTATTTAGTACCATTACCATTGGTAATAATCTTATCTATTTTGCTTTTATCAGTAGGTACAAGTATACCAGCTTTACTAGCTGTTGCAGAATTAATGTTTATAGTTGTTCCTGATAATGTTCCGTCTACAATAGACGTCTTATCTAAAGATATATTTACACTATCGTTATCACTATCAACAGTAATATCGGTAGCTACCAATTCAGGTATATTATCTACTCTCTACTTTAAAGCATTACCGTCTGTAGCACTAAATTTACCATTAAGAGCAGTTTGTGTAGCATTAGATATAGGCTTATTAGCATCAGAGGTATTATCTACATTACCTAATCCTACTTGAACTTTAGTAACGCTATGAGGATTAGATTTATTACTAATATGTGTATCAAACTTGGTAACTAATTCATCTATTTCAGCCTATGACTTTAAACTGTCAAGTTTAGATTTATCAGATGATGACATTACTCCAGCTGTTGAAGTTGTAGCTGGGTTTATAGTAATTACTTTATCGTTAGCTTGAGAATATAAACCTTCAGTAGCTCTAGCTATTCTAGCACTTTCGCTATCTCCTAATAGTATAGGAGTACCATCTGTCAGTAGTATTGGATCACCATCAGCTAACAATAACTGTTTATCTTTATTAGCTGTAGTCTTAGTTATTGACTTTATTGTTAGTGATACTGAATTTTGATTAGATTGAGCTACTAATACGTCATTAACTAAAGTATCAGATAATGAATTAACTACATCTGTAGTAGCTTTACCCTTATCCCCGGGATATGCAGTAGAACTAGTTTCACCCAATGCTATTGATTTAGATATCTCAACATAAGCAGTGCCTGACCATCTATATTGTATATTAGTACTAGTTACTATATATATCTTACCAGATTCACCTTTACTAGGTAAATTACTAAATGCAGCAACTTCTACTACATCATCTACATAAGATGGTAACTAAGTTGACGGTATAACTCCACTTTCATTCAAAGAAGCTAAACCATTTGGAGCGCCTTTACTATTTATAAACTGTTGTACTTTACTATTAAGTTCGGATGTATCTCCTATTAGAATCCAACTGCTTTCTCTAGTATAGTCAGCACCAGGAGATAATTGATATATCTTACCAGGTCTATCTTTACAGGAAACTAACATACAGTCATATTTCCATATACCTCCCTATTCATCTGTCCAGGTCTCTGGTTTTACTAGATCTGCATATGAATTAACTAACGATCTAGCTTCGAGAGGGGCATCTTTCTTTACTTCAAGATTACCACTAAAATTAAATGTTCCTCTATCTCTCATAATTAAGCAAATGTTATTTTAAATGAAGATGAACCGTTAGTTCCATCATTACGAGTATATACTTTATATTGTACATTAGTACCTTGTACATCTATAGTTTCAGTAGTAACAGAGAACCTACTAACACTATAGTCTTCATACTTACCACTAAGTGTATTCAACAATGTAATCTTAGTTACATTAAACTTAGCCGGTATCTTAAATGCATGTTTATTGCTTGCTGTTTCAGCTACAAATGTAACATCTAATGTTTTATTAGTAGTTAACGCTAGTTTAGCAAATGTAGTAATATTATCCTTATTAGTATAGTAAGGATATACACCGGTAACATTCAATGTTTTGGAATTAGAAGGAGTTGAGCTACTCTTAGTAACAGTATCTTTAGCTACTGATTTATGTTCTTCGCTAGTCTTACCTAAGTTACTACATGCGTAATATACAGGCATAGAAGCAAATGTAGCATTAGCCGTAGGACCAGTTATGTCTACTTTTACTGTATTAGTACCTTCAATAGCTTTAAATGTCTTACTATCTAAAGTAACCTAAGCAGGATTAGTATTAGCAGCGGCATTCTCTACACTACCATTAGTAGTACGCTTCATAGTATAATTAACTGAATTTAAAGCAGCATTGCTAGCATTAACTGTTATAGTGGTATTAGAAGAATCTTTAGTATTATCATTAGCAGAACTATAGCCATAAGTAAATCCACTGTATGTTCTAGCTGTAGTAGACATAGTAACAGCAGACAAAGTAGTCCTTCCAATAGTAACAGTAGCACCTACTTCTACTAAGTTTGTACTACTTAATGTGAATGAAGGAGCCGCAATAGCTGCACTAACTGTACCTTCTTTGAATACAAGATCAGTAGGCCACAATTCTTTAGTAAATAGAGATATAAATAAGTCCTGCATACTGGTATCGGGACTGATACTATTAATACCTGCTTTATTAAGTAAGCCAGCTAATGGACCACCTGCAACAAGTATTTCATCTGTAGTCTTTACTGTTTCAGCAGTATCTGCCACAATAAGCTTATAAGTACCATCATCAGATAAATACTTAGTACCATCCCCATCAATAATTATTCTAGATACTATATCAGCTAACGCCTTTCCTTTACCACCATCATAAGCAGTACCAGTTGTTTCTCCAAGAAATAGTCTTTCAGACATTACTACCATATCATTGCCATCCCAAAGATGTATGATATTAGTTCTGTTATACTCATCTAAACCTACTAATACATATACTTTAGATGTAAGCGGATCTAGCATATCCCACTTATTAAAACTTCTAACGTATAGTTTCTTATTTTCTTTGCAGTAGTAAATATCTCCTTCTTTAGCTTGATATAACAGTAAGTCCATTTCTGATACTGTATCTACAAACTTCTATATTTTTATCAAAGCCTGTAGTTCTAAATCACTATCAGATATATCCCCTATATAATCTATTAAGGACTATATACTTAACTTACCATTATGAATGCCATCTTGAAAAGGAATTATTTCTTTACCATTGAGATCTTTCCTTTCGACTAACTGACTTATTCTAATTCCTTTTGTAATCATATTACTTATTCTGTTTTTAATGCATTAATAGCATCTATAATTGCAGGTTTACAGTACTGATTTACAAACTGCATAAGAGTTTGTATTTCTTCTTCTGTATATTCTGTTTCCCCTTCAGAATTATAAATCTTTAAAGCTAATGCGTGAGCTTTAATACCACTACCCGCTTCGTAAATCAATTCACCTAATTGTTGTCTAGCATCCAAACAGATCTTGTTTGTCTTTTGAATGTCTGTGTATGTTTCTAGTTGTGCAAAGTTTATTTTCATATTAATCAAATTTAAAACTTTTTAACATAGCATAATATTTTCTTTCAGTCAAAGTAAAAGGTTCGTGAATTATAAGTATTGTAACAATATCTCCTTGATTCATAGTAACATAATCTATTTTGTTTCCATTTGAATCATATAGCTATGGAAATTCTGTACTTCCAAAATCAGTAGCTTTTCCATGTCTTCCATATACTCTAGTTTCAGTAATACCTATATCTGCTACAAAAGTGATTTCAGCACAGAATGCTGATCCTTCAGTTATACCTAATCTACTAGTTACATTACGTTTAGATGGTAAGTTGACAAATGAACCTGTAGTATCAGCTGTTCTTAATATGACTACTTCACTATCGAAGTTTATTTCATATATAGTGTTATTGGCTGTATAACTTTTGACATCGTAATCAAATCCTTGTACTAAACCATTCATAACAACATCTCCATTACCACCTATAGCTATATTAGATATATCACTTCCGTATACATCAAAAATAAGACCAAAGTTTGGTAGTTTACGGTCAATATTAGAATTAGTTTTTGTTATAATACCTAATCTATTAGTTCCTAGTGTAGATATATGACCTACAGCAAACATATTACCTTCTTTTTTAAATAGAATAGAATTTCTATCTAAGTATAAGCCATCTCCTGTACTAGAATCTTTATTTTCTAAATAAGTACTACCTATATTAAAACCTCCTATTTGACCCTTAGTGGAATACAAGGCTCCTGATTGAGTTACTCTAAATGGAGCACTGCTTCTATTTTCTTCATCAGAACCAGCCCATATACGAATAGAATTAGAATCACTACCTCCTTCACCAGTAATACCAGCTACCACTCTAAATCCATTAGGTGTATTATCAACCTAATAACCAACTCTTAATGAGTTACCAGTAATAAAGTCTAATTTAGCATTCTTAGCTATAATCAAATCAGTATAAATACTACCTACATTCTATGCTAGTTCTTCCCAATATTCAACTCCACCATCTGTACCAGGAGCATTATCATTAGTAGATATGTGAGGCGCCTTTGTATAAATACATTTATATACTTTATATCCAGTAGTAGTAGCTAAATCTTTAACTAATACTATATCTAAGTATCTTAGTTCTGATACAGATTGCGGTACATCCTAATCATTTCTATATTCTACTCCAGGTTTCCATTCAGATCTACGTACTATCATACCAGCTCCTGGATCACCCTTAGATACCTGCATTAACCAATCAGGATTATCTTCACTAGGTTTAGTATCAGAACCATTAGGATTAACGCATAACCATAAGTAACCTAATACGCTCACTCTATCATAATAGTCATAATGAGTATCTGGTTCCCAAGGTCCTCTATCGTTAGCATACTTTATTTCTTCTCCGTTTGGTTTTACTTGAGTAATCTTACCAGTAAAATATACTGAGTTTAGGTATGCTGAATAACCAGTCATTTCGTATCCAAATATATTGAGATTGCTTAAATCACCAAACTACATAGCTATATTGATAGCTTTCTAATCCCAAGTATTTTGTTTTACTAAGTAACGAGTATAAGTACGAGTTGAGTAGCAAGATGTCTGACGATCTACATTAGTTTTATTGCCATATGCTACAAAGTTCATTTGAGCACAGGGATGGAATACCATATTCCAATATTCATCTACTGGCCTAAGTTTATAACCAAATTTTTTATTTTGAGCATCTAGTATATTAGTAACTTCAAAGTATACAGTATAGAAACCTGCAAACTTTCTATTACCTCTACCATCATCTTCATCATTCTCAGCATTTTCGTCTGTCTTTTCTGAATGATATATGCCCATGCATAAGTCACCCATTGATACAGCTCCGTATTCGCCTTCTTCTAGTTTCAGTGTAATGACGCCTGTCCGTTCATCTGTTTGTTCTACACTTTCTATTACACCTGCACCAGGAGCATTCCACTTATCTCCTAATTGAATCTCTACACGATTATATCTTAATTCGGGTACTTCAAGAAATCTACGTAAAGTAAGACTATCAAATTCAGCATGACCATACTTATCAATCTTACCACCAAAACCAGTAAGACCTGATGCAAAACCTTCTTGACCAAATATTGCGGATTCTTTAAACCATACTTCGTAAGCAGTAGAATCAGGCTTGATTTTACTTAAGAATACATCATCATATATTTCTGTATTCAAGTTCTTATTAGTCCACTTCTATAATTCACTATCCCACGCTAATGCATTATCATTACGTAAGTTACTAATAGTCACATCTTGTAAATCAACTAATTTACCAAGTAAGCCGGTTACTACTTTATTAGCAGCTATGTTTGACCATCTTTTCCCATCGTACTGAAGTAAGTCTAATTTAGCAGCATCTACTATATTAGTATCTTTCATCTACTCAATACGGTTCTATAAATTAATCTAAGTCTATAGATCAACTAATTTACTACGTAACTATTCTATATCAGCAGTATTGGCAGATATATTATCATTAGACTTATCTAAATCTGTATCTTTAGCATACTCTATTAAACTATCTGATATAGTCTTAATAGACGTAGTATTTTTCTGTACTTGTTCTTCCAATGGAGTCATTTTTCACAAATTAAAAGTTCATCATAGAATGTCTTTATCCCTAAGTCTACTCCTAAACTCTATTCTAACAATATAGCTTTATCGTCAGTTTCAGAAGTATCTTTCCACATTTCATCCAAAGGATGTACTAGCTTGCTTATCAATGCTCTAAGACAATCAATCTATTCATCTGTAAGTTTTAAATCACTTTCTAATAGACGAGCAATATGATTAGCGCATATCCATTTACGTATACACGGTATACCTTGATTTGAGTTATACTTAACTTTTAAGTTGTACTCTTTACCTATTCTATATATATCATCTATTAGCATAATGAACAAACTCCATTTCTACAAGTTTTATTACAAGCAAAGCAATCGTGATTATTGTAGTAAGTAGTATTAGTATCTAAACATATATTTAACATTCTAGCTAAATCTGTATAATACTGCACTGCATCATCTATAAGATTATTATTAATGGCGTAACTTAATAGATCTTGTTTCAATATGAATAGAACCATTCTATCCATCTATTGATCATCCAAACAAGTACTACAATTCTTACACAATAACTCAACTTCTTTATAGTATATATCAGCCTGATTAAAATAGAACTAACTTGAATTGTCAATTGTAGCTATAAAAGCACTCATACAGAAATCTTCAAGTTTAGTAGAATCTATTACTATGGATAATCTCTATTCGTCTATTTTTACATCAGAACGATAGTCTGTACCTAATACTAACAATTTATATGAATGTTTATCAGGATTTACTGAACTCCTGTTAGAATAGTTATTCAGTGTGTCTATGTATAAATACAAATCTGAATCTACCGAATCAGGTATCTTTGTATCCAGTTCTACTACTATGTTATCTTTTACTATTGTTATACCGGTTATCTTCATATTAATACTTTTAAATAAAAAAGGCTACAGGGCTATTTAGCCCCATAGCCCTTGTCAGCACACTGAAACACTATTTTTATTATGCTACAGTTTCACCTTTGATAAATGACTGAATACCTTTATCAACGATACTACCTACCATGCTAGGACAGTATACTTCCGTAGTTAACGGAGTAGTCTTAATATACTGATTATCATTGCTAAGATACAGATTGTCATTTTCAATTACTGCATAATCGTATTTAGTACCCTCTACTACTTTACGAGCTTGTTCTACTTCAGGATATGCGCCAGTAAACACATGACCTTTATAGCCCATGTAGCGTACTTCTGCATCACGAACTTGCTTCCAGAAACCTTTACCAGGATTACCCGGAGTTTTAGCAATAGTGGCACCAGATACTGCTTCTGGCTGATTAGCAAGCAATGCACCAGGAACAGTATGATACAGAGATACTTCCATATCTACTACAGAGTATTCATTCAGAGAATAAACACCTTCATTGTCATCTTTAACCATGGCAGTCAAAGTGAGAACAGCAGCAGCATTCTCAGCCTGAATACGACGATTTTTGTGAGCATTAATCTTCTTTACAAAAGCTTCTGCCAGTTTCTGTGCTTCATTTGATTCAGCGTATACTGCATAAGTATGAGTAAACTGGAAGTTATTAGCTTCAATATCCTTATACAGAACACGAAGTACATATCTATGACCAGCTACTACAGTAGCATTAGTTAAAGTAACTACTACTTTATCCTGAGTAGGTTCTACATTAGCACCAATTACAGCAGACGGTTTAGAGCTCTTTTGAATTTCATTAGAAAACTCAATATTAGCTTTCTAAGCAACCGTACCGTTAGGCATGGTAACATTAATTTTCGGACCTGCTACGCCAACATAAAGCGAACTAGCTTTAGCAGCTTCAGCAGCAGTTTTAAGAATAGCTCTATTCTGATCAAACAAAGCTACTTCACCAGCATTCAAAGCATCAGCAGTAGTATAGCTAGCAGGGCATTTAGTACCGATAAGTACGGTATGAACTGAAGTTATCATATAAATTATTTATTTTAAATTAGACATATTAAGCGCTTCTGTCTATTTTCGCTTACTTTCTACTTTCCTAACTTGTTTAAAAGTTTAATTTCCACGTCAATAAGCGCTTTCTGTTAATGTTATTCCATTGAATTTACTTCATTAGAATATACATTATAATTTGGTAAAGTAGCCAGTATTAACTAAACTGCCAATTTAACTACTTCCATATGAGTATGACTAGGTAAATCTGTATACTCATCAGTAGGATTAGTTTTAAGGTCTACCTTACTTGGTTTCTTTAAATACTCAATAGTATATTCAGCTACTTTATAATTACCATCTGTGTATAAAGTAATTGTATTATCCTATATAAGTCTTATTGGTTTAGCTTTAGTGTACTTTAGATGATACTCTGATAAAGAGTTTTCTTTAATTCTATCTACTGTTTCAATAGTACCCTCTATAGTATCACTATACTTTATTTTGTAGTTACCTAAAGCATCCTTCTCCCAGCAATTATTTATTACACCATCTGCCGGAGATATACCTGCTGTATCTCCTAATAATATTACATAATCATCAGGCAAGGTAACTGTGTATTCAACTTGGTTTATTTTAGAAATGTTTGTATCTTTATAAGTGTGCTTAGTAACTAGAGTACGTAAATCATCAGTACGCTTTTGGTCCTATTCAAAACCTCTTTGTTTATAATTAAGGCCAGAATAACGTGTCTTCCAGAATTTGTCAATAGCTTCATTAATGAATGACATTATAGTATCAGATGGTAATTTGCCAGCTAAAGATAATTCAGGATTGATTAACTGTAATCGTCTCTCTACTTCTATTTGTAATTCTCTAGGGCTCATTATTCATTTAAGCTATCAAGTTGTACTTTAGTTTGTGTTCTCTATGACTCTATAGTCTCTAGAGCAATTTCTACAGCTCTATCTATTACTTCATTAAGTACATAATCGGGTACTTCAGTAATATCTTTGTTATAATCTTTATAACTAATATTTTCAGGATACTTAATATAAGTAATATCCGCTGTATAGGATTCAGAAGACATACGTATAGGGTCTATATAGATCTTTAAAGTATTGTCTTCTAATACTGCTATAGGAGTTTCAATCCAAGGTATATTGTTATATGCCTGTAAAAACCCCTTAGCTTTTTCATGATCCGTTAATGAACATACTGCTGCTTCACCATTAAAATGAAGCACACAATCTACATAAAACATTCTTTTGAGCTATTCCCCATCATTAAAGAAATTAGATAAAGTAAGTACATTAGAATGTGAGTAAGGATATACCAATGCCTGTGCAGCATCTGTCTTAATTAATTTCTATAGATCAGCAATACGTTTAACGGCACCTTCAAACCCTACTTTTAGAGTATTATTGCCCGTGTATTTGTTACATATTACTTCTATATATGCCTAATTAAGAAATAGATCTATTTCTTCAGGAAGGAATGCAGGGCAGCCACCAAAAGCAACTGCCTCTGAATTCTTATCCATGAGAACTTTAAATGCCTTATGTAAATCAGATATTTTCATTATTTAGATTTAATTTCTCCCATAATGGCAAGCTTAATGTCTTGATTCTTCTTATTATTTAAATAAGCAATTACATCATCTATACCATTACCAATCAGATCTGTACCAAAGAAGTATTGAGTTCTATTCTTACGAATAATATTTTTAGCAATAGCTTCTTCAATAACAAAAGTAATTTCTTTATTTGGGTTATCTACCCACTTCATTATAAACTTATCAGGTGCAGCTTCAATCTGTTCACTAAGCTTAGCTTCAACCATTTCATTAGACAATGTATCAGATTTAATACCATATAGTCTAAGACACTTACGCATATCTTCAATAGACATCTTATCCATTTCTCTATATGCTTCACGTTTGATTTTGTTAATCTTATTAACTTCTTTAGCTTCGCTATCTTTATTGATAATAACATAATCAGTAGAAGATGTAACATTATTCAACCCATCTGCTACTCTCTTATGTTTTTTCAAGAACAAATATTTAAGCTCATCTTCAGGTCTGTCTGTATTCAGAATTAGATCTTTCCTACCAATTTTAATAGCGAATGTATCCCAAAATTTGCTGCCAGGTGAAAGCTATCCTTCTGCATAACCAATTTCTTTTTCTAATCTGGCTGCATCTTCAGCATTTAAGCCAGTATATAAATTACCAGAACGTGTCCAGTATGAACTGATATAGTCGTAACATGTAGACCATTTAGTAATACCAGTCCAAGGGTTTGTTTTAATTATTCTAACGATTACTTCCATAATTAATTAATTAGATTGTTCAGTTAGTTCTTCTTTGTAAGTAAAATATGCATCACATTTTTTACAATAATGATTTTCTGATTTACAGTATTTAGTAAGAGTATCCTTATTTATTCCAAAATAATTAGCACATTCTACCATAGAATCAAATTCTATTATTTCTTTTGTACTTGCTTTTTCAGCAAGTACTTTCTTTTTGCCCATTTCTATCATAGTTTGAATATGAGCTTTTTTCTTGTCAGATACAACTCCTTTTCTAGCTTCAGACATCTTCTTTTTGGTTTCTTCAGAAAATTTTCTACCTAGCGCTTTTTGACGAATTTTTTCTTTAGTTTCCTCAGAATGTGTTCTACCAAATGTACCATCTCCACCTTCTGTAAGATTGTATCCTATATTTCTATCTGTAGAATTATACTGTTTTATCCAGTATTTTTCTTTTTCTTTTAGTTCGTCGTATGTATCAGCAAAATCAATTATCTCTAAAGTGAAATTATCTTCACCATATTTTGCCATAGAACGATGGATTGGAGAAGGTTCTCCGATGCGAGATTCATACCAATGATGGCGATATCTCGCACCTGAACCTTGATTTGTTATGCCTATATAAATCTTATTAGTAATCTTATTAGTGATTTTGTATACTTCGTTACTTTTCATATAATCATTTTTAGTTGGTTATATGATATATAACGTCCGTTTCCATAAAAGGTTACTAATTATTTGAACTTATTTAGTCCTCACACTCCATGATCAATTCTCCGCATGCTCTAGGATCTCGCAACATGATGCCCATTTCACCGAGGAAGAATACCGTATAGCCATCCTTACCGTTAGATCTCAGTGTATTCTTAGAGTTAGCATAACCAGACGGAGCTACAGCACCACCAGTATACCAAGTTACGAATTCACGATCTTTACGAACTACCTTAACGATATTAGCTTCACCATCACGACGACCCAGATCAAGGAATGTCATACGATATGATTCCAGAGGTTTCAGAGTAACCGGATGCAACTGACGATTATAAGTAGTATCATCATACAACGGGAAATACTTCAAAGTAAGCTCAATACCATTAGTCATTTGGTAAGTCTTAAACTGACCACCGAACTTCAGGTTATCACCAGAACCAGTTACAAATACAGTATCCATAAGGTTCATAGTAGCTACTTTTTCCTTCAAAATACGGTCAAATTCACGCATACCCATTTCACCAGTCAAAGCAACAAACTTACGTTCGTTAGTACCAAGTACATTATAAGACAGGTCAAACAAGAAATCTTCAAGCAATTCAGCTGTCAATCTAGTATACATACGCTTGTTAGACGGAGCAATCTGTTCCAGCAAACCAGCACCGATAAATACCGGACGACCGTTAGTACCTTTCAAGTTGCAAGAACCATCCTTATTTACATTAGATTTCATGTAAACAAGCATACGTTCACATCTCTTATACCACTCACGCAAAGCTAGCCATTCCTGATAGTCAGCCCACAAATAAGATTTCTTACCAGTCTTAGGATCTTGCAATGCAATAGCCATTACTGTAGAGTAAGCAGAACCTGTAATATCGTAGTTAATACGAATAGTAGTCAGGTAGTTACGCATCTTAAAGTGAGTACTATAGTTCAGGATATCACCTTCTTCACTGTATTCCTCAACGGCAGAAGCAAGACGAGATACTTGAGAACCAGCTTTCAAATATTTAGCAGGTATATATGAAGTAGGATTACCATCTGCAATAAAGCAAGTATAAACCCACAAATTACCATCCTGATACGGGGCACCAGCAACACGCAACTGATAATCTTTATTATCAAGTTCAAGAATAGCTGTAGGACCAAACCAGTTTTCTTCTAACCACAGATAAATAGGAGTATTACCTAAACCAGCTGTAGTATTGTCTTCAATAGCAGCACCATTCCATTTAGCATCTCTAATGGTAATAGCTCTATCCGCATCAATCATTACATTCCACTCCCAGTTCGGCTTATCAATAGTCATTACGTTACCAAGACCGCCAGTCAGCATGTCAAGGGAAGTATTGTAACCATTATCTTTAGTTCCAAATACATAAGACAATACAGTAGCAACCTGATACGGATTCTATTGCGAAGCTGCTGAAATCTTATTCGTATCAATCAGGTCAGAGAAACGCTTACCTTTGTACAGAACTAAGTTATTAAGAATATTATTATCCATAAAATATTAGTAAATTATAATTTAGTTGTTATTTAATCTACACGCAATTGTCGTGCAAAAGAATCCCACATAGACTCAGTGCTAGTGTTATCCTGTCTTCTA